TAATAGGAATTTTGATGAAGTTGATGGAGTTGATCCTTACAGTATTTTAGATGAAAGTAAGTGAGATGTATGAGAAGTATGGAAAGAAGAAATATGATTTTCCTTACAAAGAATGTTTTTTCTGCTCACACATTGAGGACTGCAAACATCCAACAGTTGATATTGATGGTCATCCTGTTTGCCCGGATGAGTGTATAAGGAAAGATGAAATAATACTTGAAAAGAAAACATAATGGAAAGAACTAAACATAGTAAACCAATTAAGGACTTAACATCAAAGCAGATACAAACTCTGTCAAGTATGGTAATGGCAAGGGCAGGACTTGCTGCACAATTGGGGATGCAATATGGTGGTGACAGAGACATTTATCAGGCTCTTGGGTATAAGAAAGACCTTACTTATACTGATTATTGGACACAATATAGCAGACAGGATATTGCAAAGGCTATTATTGACAGACCAGTAAAAGCTACTTGGCAGGGACAGTTGGAACTTATTGAATCAGAGGATGCTCAAAAGACAGAATTTGAACAGGCTTGGTATGATTTGAATAATAGGTTAAAGTTACGTTCTTTACTTGCAAGGGTGGATAGGTTAACAGGGATTGGGAGATATGGAGTATTGCTTTTAGGGTTGGATGATGTTCAGGATCAGGAAGGGTTTTTAAGACCTGTTAATGGTGGAGCAAGGAAATTATTATATGTAAAGCCATTTGGTGAATATAGTGCAAAAATTGACACTTATGAAATTAATCCAAGTAATCCCCGATATGGCATGCCACTTATATATTCAGTACAAGTTGCAGATGTGGCAAGTGGAAGTTCATCAACAGTCAGGGTTCATCAGTCAAGGATGCTTCATATATTGGAAGATCATTTAGAATCAGAGGTTATGGGGATACCAAAACTTGAAGCAGTGTTTAACAGGCTTTATGATTTGGAGAAGTTAGTTGGTGGTGATGCAGAAATGTTTTGGAGAGGAGCAAGACCAGGTTATCAGGGAAATGTGGATAAGGATTATACAATGACACAGGATACTAAAGATGACCTGAAAGAACAAATTGATGAATATGAAAATGGTTTGCGTAGGATATTGGTAAATGAAGGTATTGATTTAAAAGCATTGGCACAACAGATTGCTGACCCCACAGGACATGTGGATATGCAACTTACAATGATAAGTGCAGTAACGGGTATTCCGAAACGTATATTAAGTGGTAGTGAACGTGGGGAGCTTGCAAGTACACAGGATAGTGGGGAGTGGAAAACATACGTGCAGGGACGTAGGGAGGATCATGCTGAACCACATATTATCAGACCATTTGTAGATAAACTTATTGAATTGAAGATATTACCAAAACCTGAGACAAAGGATTATAGAGTTGATTGGCTTGATCTATTCTCAATAAGTGAAAAGGAAAGAGTTGAAATTGGTAAAAGTCGTGCTAACGCTATACGTGAGTACACAACTAACCCGATGGCAGAAGCTCTTATCCCTGCTGATTTGTTCTTGGAAAGTTGTTTAGGATATACACAGGGGCAAATTGATTTGGCTAAGAAGATGAGAAGTGAGGGGATAACGGAAGAACAGAAAAGTTTGATGGAGGATATTAAGGAGATTACAGAACCAACACCTTCTCCCGCACCTGTAGGACAACCTGTTGTAAAAGCACCTGTTAAAAAGAAAGTAGCAGTTAAATGATAGAAGAAGTACTTACATATCAACAAGTTAATCAATATGACCCTACCCACACAACGGGGTTAAGAAATGCTTTTGCAAGGGATATGAAAAGACGTTTTACTGAATTAGAAGTTGTTATAAAGAAAGCAGTTGTAGGAGATGATTGTTTTGGGCTTACACCAAAAACACATACTTTACAAATGTCAACTCCAGGAAAAGAAGCGTTTGCTTTTAGCAGGAGTGCAGATAAGGTGAATGAGTTTATGAAATGGTTACAAATACAAATTGATAAAGGTATAATTGAAGTAAGTAAATATCAGCAGGTAGGTAGTAGTGCAGAAAGTGTTTGGACTAACATGTATATTGCTGACAGTTATAAAAGAGGTGTTATCAGAGCAAGATATGAATTGATAAAGGCAGGGTATAATGTACCGAGCATGGAGGATAGTGGTGGGATAAATGTTTCAATGATGAATCCTTTTCATATAGATAGGGTTGGTTTACTTTTTGCAAGAGTGTTTAGTGATTTGAAAGGGATTACTGCTGCTATGGATATGCAGATAAGCAGGGTGCTTGCACAGGGAATGGCAGATGGGGATGGGATGATGTTAATAGCAAGAAAACTTGTTGCAACAATTAATGGTAAAGGTGCAGGAGAATTGGGGATAACAGATACATTGGGAAGGTTTATTCCTGCAAAGGTGAGGGCAGAGATGTTAGCACGTACAGAAATTATTAGGAGTTTTGCTGATGCAACTTTAGTAGAATTTCGTAATTGGGGGGTTTTAGGCGTTTCTGCTAAAGCAGAGTGGAGCACAGCAGGTGATGACAGGGTATGTGAAAAATGTGCTCCAATGGAAGGAAAGGTATTTACATTGGATGAGGCAGAAGGGAAAATTCCTTTTCATCCACGTTGCAGATGTTGCTGGTTGCCTTGGATTGCAGAACTTCAAAAATATATGTAATATGGGAATGGACGTAATATATTCAAGTTTTCCAACATTAACACCTTCTTCAACTAATAAGGTAGTAGGAGCGGTAACAAGTACTAATTACGCTTGTTGCAGACATTGTATCAGGATATTAGGGATAGATTGGAATACTATGAAATATATTACAAACAGAAGAGCAAAGATGTATATTTATAATTGTTATAGATGTGGATTAAAGATAACGAGTAAAATGACAAACCGTATTTAAAGAATAGGAGGGAAAAATTATGCCTTGGAAAACGGATGAGGATGTAGAAAAACATAAGAAAGGACTTTCAAAAAAAGGTTCTGCTCAATGGCGAAGGATAGCGAATTCTGTACTTAAAAAAGAAATGGCTAAAGGGAAGTCTGAAAAGGAAGCTGCTGCCTCTGCTATAAAGCAAGCTAATGGGGTTGTATTGAATGTTAATGAGAGTAAAGGAGTTTACTCTTCATATAAGAATAAACAGGTACTTAGTTATGAAGTGAAACTCACCGTTCATCAGGAAAAGGCACATTTAGTTGCTCCTGTTGTAATGATGGTAGAAGGAGTTCATAGTGGTAGTCAGGGACCACTTTTACATGAGATAGGAGAACTTGGGAAGTTTCCTGCTTCGTGGGATGGAAGACCAATTGTTGTTTATCATCCTGAAGATGAAGACGGTAATCCCATATCTGCTAATTCTCCTGATGTAGTTGATAAGGTGACAGTAGGAAGGGTTTATAATACAACTGTGGAAGGAAAGAAACTAAAGGCAGAAGCATGGTTTGATGAAGATAAGTTAAATACAGTTTCTCCTGAAACTTTACAACGGATAAATGATGGAGAGGAGATAGAAGTTTCTTTGGGAATGTTTACTGAGAATGAAATGGAATCAGGAACTTATGAAGGAGAAGATTATGTAGGAATAGCACACAACCACAGACCTGACCATTTGGCAATACTACCTGACCAGGTAGGTGCTTGTAGTTGTGAGGATGGTTGTGGATTAGGAGCAAATCAAAATAATGAAGATATGGCAAAATTAAATGATGTTGAAAAAACAATTAAACAACTTAATTCTGAAGGATATGGTATTCATCAGATATTAAGTAATGCAGAAAAAGGGTATCAGGAAAAAATGAACTTGGTATCTGGGGCATTAAGAAAAATAGATACAAAAGATACTTATTGTTATTTAGAAGAAATGTTTGATGATTCTCTTATTTATAATCAAAGTGGAAATGGAGAATCTAAAATGTATAAGCAAACTTATAAAATCGAAAGCGGGAAAATCGAATTTGTAGGGGAGCCTATTGAAGTCCACAAAAAAGTGGAGTATGTGGTCAACAGTGGTTTGACACGAACTAAATTTAATAATAATTCTAAAAAGGAGGACAAGAACATGGTAAAAAATGAATGTCCCAAATGTCTTGAAAAAATCAATGCCTTGATTGCTAATAAGGATTCTGGTTTTGCAGAGACAGACAGGGAATGGTTAGAA